CTGGGGTTGATGATGGAACTTGGGGTGTCAAATATTTCGGAAAAGACAAGGAAGCAGTTTGGCTGCGTGATGAAGATTATTATAAAAAAGTATCAAAAAAATAAAAGGGGAAATATGTCTAATAAATTTCATTTGAATATCGCAAGAAAAAGAAAACAAAACAGTTTTTTTACATTGATGCCCGATATTGAAGAAGAACTTAAATACTATAAAAGAAAATTTAAGAACAAAACTATATATTGTAATTGTGACACAACTGAATCTAATTTTTATAAATATTTTGTTGAACATTTTGAAGAACTAGAACTTAAATGTCTGATAATTACTGGCATTCAAAGCGATTGGCGTGATTTTGCAGGCGAAGAAAATATAATTGGCCTCAAATATTTTGGAAAAGACAAAGAAATCGAAGTAATACGTGAAAACCAAGATGTTGAGTTAAACTCTGCAATTTGTAGAAAGGAATTATGTTTTGAACATATTTAATTTTTTAAATAAAAATAGAAAAAAAGAAAATTTACGAAAAAGAGATATACCCATTACCCCTCCTGTTAGTGACCCGCTTTTAAGGGCCTTAATAGAAGGTGAGACTATTACACGTGAAAAAGCTTTAACGTTGCCCGCTGTTGCCGGTGCTGTTGATTTAATATCTAGTACTATCGCGTCTATGCCTGTAAAACTTTACAAATATAAACAAGGAAAAGTAGAAGAACAAGACAATGATCCACGTGTACGCCTTCTAAATAACGATACAGGCGATACATTAGACCCGTTTCAATTTAAAAAGGCAATTGTAGAAGATTATTTAATGGGCAAAGGTGGTTATGCGTACATAAGAAAGTTTAGAAATCGTGTAACGGGGCTTTTTTATGTAAAAGATATATTTATTTCTGTTATTAAAAATTTTAAGCCAATATTTAAAGATTATGTAATTTTAGTCGAAGGCGCTGAATATAAACCTTATGAATTTATTAAACTTTTAAGAAAAACAACCGATGGAGCTACAGGTATAGGTGTTACTAATGAGGTTTCTAAAGCACTAGAAACAGCGTATCAAACATTAATCTATCAGTTAGGTTTAGTAAAAAGCGGTGGCAATAAAAAAGGTTTTCTTAAATCTATTAGGAAACTCGGTCAAGATGAGATTAACGTGCTAAAAACCGCATGGCAGAACCTTTATGCTAACAACGAAAGTAACGTTGTTGTACTTAACAACGGCCTTGAATTTCAGGAGGCTAGTAATTCGTCTGTAGAAATGCAGCTTAATGAAAGTAAAAAGACATTACAACAAGAAATAAACGATATTTTTCACATAAAATCTGATTTTTATGAAACTTTTAAACTTGCAATTTACCCGATAATTAAAGCGTTTGAAACGGCCTTAAATAGAGATTTATTGCTTGAAAAAGAAAAAAGAAATTATTTTTTTGAATTTGATGTTAAAGAAATTGTTAAAGCAAATATAAAAGAGCGCTACGAGGCTTATAAGCTTGCCAAAGAAAGCAGTTTTATGACGATTAATGAAATAAGAAAAGCCGAAAACATGGAATACATAGAGGGGCTAGACGTTGTGAACGTTGGCCTGGGTGCGGTTCTTTACGATACAAACACGCATCAATATTACACGCCTAATACAAACGTTATGTCACAGGCAAATATGGAAAAAGTTATAGAGGATAAAGAAATAGATACTGAATTTGAAGAAAGCGGTAATAGTTCTCTTTAAAATCTATTTATTTTGCTAATACGAAATAGTCGGGAAATATCCCGACTATCTTGTTGTAATAAAAATATTTTAAAAGATTTGTGAGCTCCTAATGCCTGGGCGTCAAAATTTCTAAATACTTTTAATTATATCAAAAATAATAAAAAAAGAAAATTATTTTAGTTTGATAATTATAAAAAAGCCAGATTTAAACCTGGAAAATTTTGGAACAGTAATGGAGGAAATTTTAAAAAGTTACATCAAAACTGCTGCAGTGCATGCAACAAGTGTATTATAACACAAATTGTAAAAGAAAGGAGGTAAAAAAATGGATATAACGCTAAGAAACGACAAAGTTGAAATCGAAGGCTACGTAAACGCCGTAGAACGCAATTCAAGGCCCCTTTGGAGTCGTGTTGGGCAATTTATAGAACGAATATGTAAAGGCGCTTTTAAAAAGGCTTTAAAGCGCAACGAGGACGTTCATATACTACTAAATCACGACTGGTCTAGAGATTTGGGCTCGACTAAAAAAGGCAATTTAGAGCTAGAAGAAGATAACATCGGTCTTAGAGCTAAAGCAACTATTTGCGATAAAGATGTTATAGAAAAAGCTAGAAACGGTGATTTAATTGGATGGTCTTTTGGATTTTCTGATGTTGATGTAGAAAATTCAAACGAAAATGGCATACCAACTAGAGCTGTTAAGGATCTAGATTTATATGAAGTTTCAATTTTAGACCGTGAAAAAACACCCGCTTATGAAGGTAATTTAATAACGGCTCGTAGTGATGAAAAACCTTTACAGTTTAGATCTGAACCATTTTTTAATGGCATTAAAGTTAACAATATAGAAAAAAGAGGCACAGAAAATGAAGAAAATGAAAATGAAGAACTTTCTGTGCCCTCAAATATTAAACCAAAAATTGATTATTCAAAATATGAAAATTTAATTAAAGACCTTAAGGTTGTATCAGAAATACTAGAAATCCGTTACAATCCAAACCATGATGGTAAAACAGGACGTTTTAGTTTTGGCGGGGGCGGTGGAAGTAGTTCCAGCAGTAGTTCAAGTGGTAGTGGATCAAGTAAAAGCGGATCTAGTCCTTTAAAAAGCAAAAGCTCTAGTGGAAAAAGTAGTCCTGGTAAAAATAGTGGCTCCGGTTCTAGCAATAGCTCTAGCGGCGGTGGCGGAGGCTCAAATAGCGATGGCAGAGCTGATGAAAATACACAGGCCGAGCACCAAAAAGCGACTAAAGAACTTTCTAGCTCTAAATATCCTGATGGCACATATAACGTTAAAACTTTAAAGCCAGTGAGTTATAATAGTGGATATCAGGTCACTTTTTGTCGAATTGGAGATAATTATTCTCCTAAAGAATATGCCGCTAAAGTTAATGAGTTTCTTGATATAAGTTCTGACAAGGTGGCTAGTGCTGGTAAATTTCAAAGTACTCCAGAGGTAAGTTTCCACGTCAAAGATAAATCTGTGGCTATTAAAAAGGCTAAAAAATACAATCAGATATCTGTTTGGGACTGGAAAAAATTCAGAGAAATAAAAACTGGGGGAACTGGTAGAAGAAATTTAAATTTTGAAATAGAAGCGTTGAGGGCTGATGATATGAATAAAGTCGAAAAATATAAAGAGCTAGATAGAATAGAAGAAAATAACGACGAAAACACCACGAATTTGCCTGAACGTGAAGCTTTGCTAAAAACTATGACCAATGAAGAAATAGATGAATTAATAAATTGGATGCAGAATGTACAAGGAAAAATTTATTTAAGCAAATTTAAAAAGAAATAAATTAAAAAATGAAAGGAAAATAAATATGAACCAAAAAGAATTAATGGAAAAGAAAAACGATTTAATCACAAGGGCCGAAGATACTTTAAACAAGGCAAAAGCTGAAGAACGCGAGTTAACTGATGCTGAGATGGCAGAACTTGCAGAAATTCGCGACAACGTTAAGAAAATTAAAGATATGCTTGAAATGAGTGAGTTTTTTAAAGGAGAAGGACAAAAACCAATGATTGAAGAAATGGCTTTAGATAAAGTAGAAGAAAAAATGACAGATGATAACAACGACAGAGCTGCAAATGAAACTCGTAGTTTTGAAAATTATATTAGAGGAATAGTTACAAATGAACGCACTAATATGACGTTTGGTGACAATGGTGCTGTTGTTCCAACAACTATCGCTAATAGAATAATTAAAAAGGTTTATGACATCTGTCCTATTTTGGAGCGTTCGACTAAATACAATGTTAAAGGCACTTTAGAGCTTCCATATTACGACACAGATACAACAACTATTTCAGTTGCTTATAAAGATGAATTTTCAACACTTACAAGCTCCTCAGGAACATTTAACTCTATTACTTTAACTGGTTATTTGGCAGGGGCTTTAACTAAAATTTCACGCTCTTTAATTAATAATTCTCAATTTGATATAGTTGCTTTTGTAGTCGATGAAATGGCCTACGCTATTAAAAGATTTATAGAAAACGAGCTTTTAAATGGTACACCGGGTAATCCTCCAACAACTCCTTCTAAAGTTTTAGGCCTTTATGGTTTAACAAATTACATGACGGCTGCTTCTCAAACTGTAATAACGGCTGACGAAGTTGTTCAGCTGCACGACAGGATTAAAGATGAATTCCAAGAAAATGCAATTTGGATTATGTCACCTGCAACTAGAACGGCGTTAAGGCTCCTTAAAGCTAAAACTGGCTATTATCTCTTAAATGATGATGTTTCTAGCCCATTTGGCACAACGCTTTTAGGTAAACCGGTTTATGTTTCCGACAATATGCCCAACATGGCGGCCGGTAAAAATGCTATTTTCTATGGCGACTTTAGAGGTCTTGCCACTAAATTTAATGAAGAACTAAGCATTGAAGTTTTACGTGAAAAGTATGCCGATGAACATGCTGTTGGTGTAATTGGATGGTTCGAGTTTGACTCTAAAGTTGAAGACGCTCAAAAAATCGCAAAATTAGTGATGGCCAGCGCTTAAAAGGAGGCCATTTTATGAAATATAAAGCTTTAACCTCGTTTAGCGGGGCTTTTTCTATGTATAAAGACGAAGTGCGGGATCTAAATGACCCCGCGCTAATTAAAGATTTAACAAATGCTGGTTATATTATGCCTTTTGTAAAAGTTGTTAGAGGTAAACCAGCTACAAAAAGCAAAGGAGGTAAAAAATAATGTATGTTAGAGCTTTAAAACCTTTTTCTGAATATTTAATAAGCGGCGCTTTCTTTTCACCAGCTGCTGGTTCTATTTTTGAAACAACAGCTGAAAAAGGCGCGGCCTTAATAAGTGAAGGGCTTGCAGAAGAATATACTTTAATAACGCCAACAGGAACTAAAAACATAACTGAAAATGGTACCGATATTGACGTTGCACAGTACGCTAAAGCTGACGTTGCAGTACCACAACCAACAGGTAATGTTAATTTAACCGAGAATGGTACAGATATTGATATTGCTCAATACGCAACGGCGACTGTAGCTGTTCCTCAACCGACGGGTAATGTTGAGTTAACTGAAAACGGCACAGAAATTGATATCGCACAATATGCGACGGCGACTGTCGCTGTTCCAAATCCATCTACGGGCTCTTTAGAAATAACAACTAATGATACTTACGATGTTACAAATTATGCGCAGGTGGTTGTTAACGTAGGAGGCTAAAAATGAACGATATTAGTAAAGTGAGTGATATCACAACGTCGGACTTAGCTGAATTTTTACGTCTAACGTCACCTAGCGCCTCGGACAACGTTACTTTGAATAATCTTTTGGGTGTTGCTAAAAAGTACATAAGCTCATATACAGGACATACTCAAACTGAGCTAGATAATTATCAAGATTTCGTAATTGTGGTTTTAGTTTTATGCCAAGACATGTGGGACAATCGTACTTTGTACGTTGATAGTCAAAATTTAAATAAAGTTGTCGAGTCTATATTAAACATGCATTCGGTGAATTTATTATGATAAATGCGGGTAAATATAATAAAAAAATTAAAATCTATCAGGTCCAAATTGTAGAGGATGCAGCTGGTTTTCAAACTAAAACTAAAGTTTTAATTTTAGAGCCTTATGCTAACGTTAAAACTACTAGAGGTTTTACTTTAATCTCTAGTGGTACGGATTTTGAAAAAGCTTATACAAATTTTACTATTAGATATCCTAACGTCACTATAACACGCGACATGCTTATAGAATTTAATGGTAAAAACTACACAATTGAATATTTAAGTAACATTAATGAATCTAATGTTGAACTTGAAATTCAAGGCAAAGAGGTAACACATTAATGGCTAAACTTGAAGTCAAATTCCCAACGCGGTTTATTAAAGAACTAGAAGGAATATTTAAAGGCTTAGATGGTCTCTGCAGTGAAATGGTCCAAGCCGGTGGCCGTGTTGTATATAACAACGTCATGAAAAATATGCCCGTTGTCCTTAAAAAAAGTAATTTTTCACGTTGTATTCGTTTAACTAAAACTTATAAGACTCCTTCGGACGGCGCTATAAATTCTAAAGTGATGGTTATAGATGGATATTTTATCAATCATTTAGGCAAAAAGACGGCTGCTCCTATGATCGCTAATGTTTTTGAACATGGTAGAAGTGTAGACGCATGTGGTGGATATATGCCTAAACAGCCTTTTTTTAGAAGATCTTTTGTAAAAAAAGAAATTTTTCGTGCAATGTACGGTGTGCTATCAAAGCATAAATTAAATGGCTCAAGTTAAGGTAAGCGGGGTCTTTTAAAATGAACGAGCTTATTAAAAATATTTTTACAAATTTTGAAGTTGACGGCGTTTCTATACCAGTTAAGTTTTTACACTACTATGGACATGGAGAACCTTATGTTATTTATCAAAAAGAAAGTCTCGCTTCAGGTCTATTAGCCGATGATGGACTTAGAAATTATGTCGAATATTACGACTTTGACGTTTATTCAACTGGAAATTATAAAAACATAGTTGAAAGTGTTAAAAACAAACTGACGCAAAATAATTTTTTGTGGGAACCGACTAGATCAAGTGGAGATTTATACGACGCAGACACAGGTTATTACCACATAACATTAAATTTTTCATATTTGAGAGGAGAATAAAAAAATGGCAAAAATTGGTTTAAGTAATTTTAAATACGCAATTTTAAGTAGTGATACAGCAGGTACTCCTGTATATACAACGGCTGGAAAAAGCCCAGGAAAGGCAATAAGTTGTAATGTCGATATTACTAGTAATGATGCTAAACTTTACGCTGACGACGCTTTGGCTGAAAGCGATACATCTTTTCAAAGCGGCACAGTAACAATTGGAATAGACGAAGACGATGTACAAACAATGGGCGATCTTTTAGGCCATACAGTAACTACATCAGGCACGTCACCAAATTTAACGTACACTATTACTAGAAAATCTAGTGACACTGCTCCTTATGTTGGCTTAGGTAGAATTGTTACTAAGATGGTTAACGGCAATTACAGATACAAAGTTGAATTTTTATATAAAGTTAAATTTTCAGAACCAAAATCTGAAAATACAACACGCGGTGAAAGCACAGAATTTGGTACTTATGAGCTAGAGGGCACTGTTTCTACTTTAAGTGATGGTAAATGGTCTGTAGCTCAACTATTTGAGACTAAATCTGCCGCACAAACATATTTAGATTCGCTTTTTCCAACGGCTGTTGTTCAAGGCGATAATTAATTAAAGGCGGGTATAAACCCGCTCTTTTTTTAGGAGGCTTTTTTATTGAAAGATGTTAGTGGTGAGTTTGAATACAAAGGTAAAACTTATAAAATTGTTTTTAATTTAAATGTAATGGAAGAAATCCAGGAAAAATATAAAACTATAGCTAAGTGGGGCGAGCTTACTGACGGTAAAAAAGGTGAGCCTAATGCACAGGCCGTTATTTTTGCTTTTACAGCCATGATTAATGAGGCCATTGATATAGAAAATGAAGAAAAAGGCACCGATAATAAATTTTTAACGCATAAACAAGTTGGCAGAATTGTTACAGGTGCTGGTATGAAATACATGTCACAAAAATTATCAGATACAGTTATAGCAAGTACAAAAAGTGATGAAAAAAACGCATAATCCACGAAGATGAAGACCCAGTTATAGATTTTTCGTGGATTTGCTTTATTGGCGTTAATAAACTGGGATTTACTCATAAAGAAATAGGAAGAATTACTTTAACCAGATTTTTAAAGCTTTATACCCATTATAAAAATGTTTTTGACCTCGAGTTAATGCTTAATAAATCTAGAACTACTTACGAAAAATTAAAAATAAAAATGGATAAAAGCGAAGAATGGTTTTAAGTGAGGTGAGAACATGGCAAACGATGGCTTAGGGGCAGTTATTAAACTTGGTGGCAGCCAAGAATTTAGAAATGCTTTAAGTTCAATAACACAACAGCTTCGTGAAACGGGCAGTGAGCTAAGGGCAGTTTCAGCGGACTTTGCTGCTAGTGATAAATCAGAACAAGCCGTTATGAATACAACCAACCGTTATTCTAGTGTGCTTTCATCACAAAAAAGTTTATATAACAGCTTAAAATCTGAATATGAGCGTATGAGCGCTGTTTATGCAAAAAATGAAAATGAAATAAAAAAATTAAACGCTAAAAAAGACGAAGAATCTGAAAAATTAGAAAAAATTGGAAAAGAGCTTGGCACTTCGTCGAAAGAATATCAGAACCAAGTTAATGTAGTCGCTGATCTAGAAAAAGAAATAGATAAAGCTAATAAAACACAATCTCAAAACGAAAAAGAAATGAGTCGTGTAAGGACTCAGATGAATAATACAGAGGCCTCTATATCTAAAACATCTTTAGAGATGAAAAATTTGGGTGAGGAAACAGAGGATACAGGGGAAAAAGCTAAAAAAGCATCTAAAGATGGATTTACCGTTTTTAAGGGTGTTCTTTCAGATTTATACAGTAAAGCCATTAGTGCCGCAATTGACGCAGTTAAAAATTTAGGATCTGCAATAGTTGACTTAGGAAAACAAGCCGTTTCCAGCGCCGCAAATTATGAGCAAATTATAGGTGGTGTTGAAACGCTTTTTGGCGATAGTGCTAGCACAGTAGAACAATATGCTAACAACGCATATAAAACCGCCGGACTTAGTGCTAATCAGTATATGGAGACCGTTACAGGTTTTAGTGCAAGTTTATTACAGTCTTTAGGTGGCGATACACAAAAAGCAGCTGATATCGGGGATATGGCTGTTTCAGACATGGCCGATAACGCAAATAAATTTGGTACTAGCATGGACTCAATCCAAAATGCGTATCAAGGCTTTGCAAAGCAAAATTACACTATGCTCGATAACTTAAAGCTTGGTTATGGCGGCACTAAATCCGAAATGGAACGCCTTTTAGTAGATGCCGAAAAAATTTCAGGTATCCACTATGATATAAGCAGTTTAAGCGATGTTTATAATGCAATCCATGTAGTACAACAAGAAATGGGTGTTACAGGCACAACGGCCCAGGAGGCCGCTAAAACTATTTCTGGCTCAGCTAACGCCACTAAAAGTGCATGGCAAAATGTTTTGACGGCTATAGGAACAGGGGCCGATTTAACGCCTTTAATTAACAATTTAGTAGATAGTTTAGGAAATTTAGTAAATAATTTATCGCCAGTTGTAAAAAACGTTGTAAAAGGGCTTGGAACGTTAGCAGCAGGCCTTTTAACCACTGTAGTCCCAAATTTAATACAGACTATACCTCCTTTAATTGCAGAGTCTGTTCCTATTTTAACGGCGGCTCTACAAAATGCATTAGACGCGGTGTTAGCAGTTTTACCTTCTGTTATTGACGCCTTGTCCGGGCTTATACCACAAATTGTGGGTATGTTAATTAGCATGCTTCCGAAATTGATAGAAGTTGGCATGAAAATGTTAGTTTCATTAGTTGATGGTATAACGCGGGCTTTGCCACAGTTGATCTCTATGTTGCCAAAAATAATAATAGACTTAGTTAACACACTGTTAAAAGGCGGACCACAATTAGCTAAAGCTGGTCTTGATTTAATTTTAGCACTAGCTGTTGGAATAGTTGATGCTATACCTCAATTAGTAGATATGTTGCCGCAAATTATAGAAGCATTTGTTAATGGAATTATTACAAATTTAATAAATGTTATTGAAACTGGTATAAAAATAATTTTTGCTTTAATTAACGGTTTAATAAAAGCTATTCCTTCGCTTGTTATGGCTATGCCCAAAATTATTATTGCGATTATTGATGCTTTAATAAAAGCCTTGCCGCAAATAATTGTTTCGGGGGTACAAATTGTCGGGGCTTTGATACAAGGACTCTTTTCAATGTACGGATCATTATGGCAAACTGCAT